GATTTTTAAATGTAACAGTACGTTGTTACGTTAACCAAGAAGACTCAGTAGAAGCTTTAGACGAACTTTTAGAAGATGTAGAAACTGTTTTAGAAGAAAATAGTCGATTAAAATATCACGATAGGAATGGCCTAGAGCAGTTTACTCAGCAGATCACAATACTCAGTATAGATACTGATGAAGGTGTATTAGATCCTTTAGGGGTAGGAGAAATACTCATAGAGGTTCGATATTAGAAAATTCTGGCACGAATAAAAATTCACGACCAGTCTTTTCAAGTTACATAGGAGACAACTATGGCACAACAACTATATTTTAGTCGTGACACGAGAATGTTTGTACAATTTCGTAATCCGGCTGATAATACAGAAGCTGCAGCCAAACTAGGATTAGGATCAATATGGGAAATCCCAGTTTTAGATGGCTATAGCTTTTCTCAGACAACAAATACATCTGAGATAACATTAGCAGAAATGGAGAGTACCGCAGGTATCAGTAGAAGAGGTCGTCGTATGTTTACGGACTCTTTGGCTCCTGCAGAATTTTCATTTTCATCATATGTACGACCCTTTAAGTCAAAGGCAGGAAGTCCTCTTCCCTCAGGCTCGGTTTCAGCAGACTCAGCAGCAGAAACTCATGCTGTTGAAGAAGTTCTTTGGGCTTCTATGTTTGGAGCAGATACCTATTCAAGTAATCTCTTTACAAGAGCAACGAATCCAGCAGTTTCTGGTGGAGCTGTTATTACACCAGCCGCTGCTAGCTCAGTAATTAAAGTTACAGAATCCAACAGATCAGCACTTACTAGTGTAACTCTTTACTTTATGATTGATACAGCAACTTCAAATCCTTTAGTATATAGACTGCCTGAAGCCGTTGTAAATGATGTAAGTATTGATTTTGATGTTGATGGTATTGCTACATTAAACTGGACAGGATTTGCAAAAGAAGTACAAGATATTTCTGGTAGCGTTCATGTTGATACAGAAATACCCGCTCATGATGATACAACAGTAGATGGTACAGTTATGACATACGGAGATGTATTTATTGATACAGACAATGCTGCAGGGCGTCAGTTTAATTTAGTTACTAACGATCCTTCAAGTGGTAGCTGTAGTGTAACAGCAGCGATCGACGAAGCAACAACTAGTACAAAGAACTTTATTAGAAATCGATTAACGTCAGTAAGTATTGAAGCAGCAACAGGTACAGATAAAATTAGTACAATTTTCCCTGGCCAGCATGCTACTATTAGTGCAATTGATGTAACTAATGAAGTTGTTACTACAAGTACAGCTCATGGACTTACAACCGGTGATCAAGTATATATTACGGGATGTACTGGAAATACTTCTTTGAATGGAACGCATCACTTTGTTCGAGTAGGTGATGAAACTGGAACTTATGCAGGTACTACAAATGCTACCACTGAGTTCGCACTATTCGGTACAAAAGCTCAAGCAGAAAATCTAGGAAATGCAACGGGGCTCGTCACTATTGCCGCAGGTAGTTATAATACCGGCACAGGCGTAGTTGCAAATGGTAAGTATAACTTAACGTTAACAGGAGGTAGTTTTAATATTGCCAACAATATTACATACCTCGTACCAGAAGAACTAGGTGCTATTAACAAACCTCTTGAGCACGTAACTGGAACAAGAACCGCTAATGGTAATGCAACCTGTTACTTAACATTAGATGATGCTGATATAACTTCTGGTACTTCCAGACAGTTCTTTAACGATCTAGTAAGTGATGGTGCAATGGGTAAAGTTGTGAACAAGTTTAAGGTAACAATGGATATTGGAGGCGCAACTGCTGCAACTGCTTCAAGTGGCGATGCTGCTTTAAAAATTGAATTCCCAACTGCTCACATAACTGTACCAACTCACCAAGTAGAAGATGTAATTTCTCTAGAAACAAGTTTCGAAGCTCTACCAACAGACTTTGGAACAGCTGACGAAATCACAGCTCTTACTTACTTCCCTGTATCAGACTACTCTTAACTCATAAAGGGGCTTCGGCCCCTTTTTTATTTCACCCTCCAAAAATAATTCTTGACATTTTTTGTCTTTTCAATTATACTATCTCTATAAATTTTAATAAGGATAACCGTAATGCCAGAACAGCCAGCTAAGAAAGAACCAGTATCATTAGCGAGTCTTATGACTCCGAGTAAAACAGTATCAATTCCATACCCTGGGTGTGACGGAATGAGCATTGATCTCTGTTTTTTAGCACGAGAAGAATTAGTAAAACTTCGTAAAAAATGTGTAACTACAAAATGGAATAAAAAAACACGTCAACCCGAAGAAGAGTTAAACGAAGAAAAATTTTTGATTCATTACTGTGAATCAGTAATAAAAGGATGGAAAGGCTTAAAATATTCATACTTAGAAGAGCTTCTTTTGGTGGATGTTTCGGAATTCGATCCAGATGATTGTTTAGCCTATACAGCGGATAATGCAGAGTTGTTAATGAAAAACGCTGTTGATTTTGATACTTGGGTGACAGAAACTGTGAGTGACCTTGAAAATTTTACTGGGAACAAGTAGCTGAAGTAAGAAAGTTACTTGTTCGATTCGTAGAAGAGCAAGGTTCTATTGATGTTGAAAAATATCTACGAATTTGCGAACAATTAGGTCAAGAGCCTGATCCCGAAAAGATGCCGCTTGATGCCTCTGTTTTCCCAGAGGAAATACAAGTGGCATTTTTTATGTATAATTTAGTATCAGAAAGATGGGAAGGAATGTCTGGTACTTATATGGGAAAGAATTGGATTGAATGTCAACATCTTTTTGATGTCTATGAAATACAGAACCCAAGAGAAATTTTATTTTTTATGCAAATGTATGATGGAATTATTATTACACGTCGTGCAGAGGATGCAAGTAGAAAACGAAAAGCTGACGAACAAAAGCGACAGCAAGCGAGTGGAAAAAACTATACTCATAATGTAAGAGGCTAATGGCAAAGAAAAATCAAGTTTTTATTGACGTAGTAATAGATGATAAAGGTACTACCAAACGAGTAGCAGTTAATGCGAAAAAGTTAGGGTTAGAACTAGATAAAACATCCACTAGTGCGAGAACTGCTGATAGAAATATAAAAGGAGTTGCAGCCTCATCTTCAAATGCTACTAAAAACTTTTCTAAAATGGCGCAAGGCACAGGCGGCCTTGTGGCTGCTTATGCAACTCTTGCTGCAAATATCTTTGCAATTTCTGCTGCTTATAACTTTTTAAAGAAAGCGGGAGATATTTCTTCCCTTACCCGTTCACAAGAACAATTCGCAATAAAAACCGGCACCTCTATGAAACTTTTAACTTCTCGTATGCAGGAAGCTACGGGCGGTATGTTGGCATTTGAAGCCGCTTCCCAAGCTGCAGCAATAGGCTCTGCAGCAGGGGTCTCTACAGATCAAATGGAGAGTCTTGCAAAAGCTGCAAAAAATACTTCGGTTGCTTTAGGACGAGATTTAACAGACTCTTTTAACCGACTCGTAAAAGGTGCAATCAAAGCAGAACCAGAACTCTTAGATGAATTAGGTATTATTGTTAGATTAGATACTGTCACAGCAGACTATGCTGCTAGTATTAATAAAACCGCAAAACAACTAACCGCGTTTGAAAGAACACAAGCGGTAGTAAATGCAGTACTTGAGCAAACAACAGAAAAATTTGATGATGTTGGAAATAATGTTAATCAAATTGCAAGACTTGGCAAGTCCTTTGATGATTTAGTTAAGAAAATAATGAAGGTAATTAACCCGATAGCTCAATTCGCAGGTGGAGTTTTAGCAGATAATATTGAAGCGCTTGCCGCCGCTTTCGGAGTACTAGGCATTAGTATTGTAAGAGGATTAGCTCCTGCAGCGCCGGCTCTTGCTGATATTACCAATGCTGCGGACCAAGCAAAAACAAGAATGGCTGGTATTGCTACTAAGTCCCCTCTAGGTAAAAATATAGGAAAAGGACAGATTGGAGCGCGAGAAATGCGCGCTATACAAGTAGCTGCGAACGCAAATAGTACTGAAGTATTAAATATGTCTAAAACTACAAAAGCTGCTGTTCTTCGTGATTTAAAGATTATAAGAGCAGAACATGAGTTAATGATAAAAGCAAACTCTTCTGGATGGAAAAGGTGGGCAGCGGGTGCAAAAGCAGAGTTATTCAGTTTGCAGGCTGATCATGGTATGGTGATGGGTACTATGAAAGCGGGTTGGGCACATATGGCACGTTTTGCTTCCAGAGTCTTTAATGCAATAGCAATTATTGGAATGATACAACTAGCATTAAGTTTTGCAAAAGAAATGCTGGAGATGTTAAAATCCGATGAATTAAAAGCAGTTGAAAAAAATGCAAAAGCATTACATGAACATTATAAGGAACAAAATGAAGCAATTGCTGAAATGGGAACCCTATGGATGCAAGTTGGAACAAATATGGAAGCAGCAGAACGAACTGCTAATGTATTAAATAATATACAATTTAAAGGATTGGAAGGACTAGAAGATCAGTTATTCACTGCAACTGCATCGCAAACCAAAACTACTAAAGGAGCTGGACGCGGCAGCGGGGTGTATGAAATCGCTGGAACAGAAAATAAAACTACAAAAGCAGCAAAAAAAGGGTTTCAAGAGCTGGCAAATACTATACAAACCACTTACCTAACTATGATACGACTTGGAACCGGAACCGACGAGTTAAAAAATAAAATGATGTTAGTGTCAGGAGCATTACGAACAGTACAAGAAATAAATCCAGTAACCGATAAACCAGAAGACGTGGCAAGATATAATAAAGCAATAGAATTATTAAAAAAATTATTACCCGGGTTAAAAGGTGAAATGGTAGGTGCTCAAAAACAAACTGTAGCTCTTGGTAAATCTTTTTCTGATTCAACAAATATTGGAAAATCTTTTGATAAAATGGTTCAAAATTTAGGAAAAACTACTTCAGTATTTTCAGAGTATATAAGTTTATTAGAACAAACAGCAAATATGTTTAGTGGTTTAAACGATGTTACAAAAGGTAAAACTTTTGCAGATCATTTTCAAAAAGAAAATGCAAAAAAAGGAGTACTTACCGCAGAAGGAGAAGCGATACTTAAAGTAGTTGCTGCCACAGACAAGAATCTTGCTCAAAAGATTCGTAGTATGAAACTATCCGACGTTACAGGCATAATACAAAATCAAATAACAAAAGTATTGCAAGAAGAATTTATAATTCGCTTAAAAGGACTCAAATTACAAGCAGCGTTTATTCGTGCAGGAAAAGGATTAACACGAGATCAACAAGGTCGTTTAAAATTAGAGCACGATCGACAAAAAACATTGTTTAATATTCAAAAGATAGAAACAGAAATACGTCGAAATGCGGGACTAGGAGTAAAAGAGGATAAAACAAAAACAAAAGAATTAAGAGCTCAACAAGATATTTTAGTAGCACAGTTAGACCTTATACAACGTCAGCAAGATGAAATTGCCCAGTTAGTAGATGCGCTTACATCAGGTTTAGAAAGCAGTATGAAAACAAATCTTGCCGCAGTTCTTAAAGGAGAAGAATCCAGTATTAAAGATGCAGCTATTAAAATCGCACAGGGTATGATAGGAAATGTAGCGGATAAACTTGCAGAACAGATGACTGGAAAATTTATGGATAAATTGATGAAAGTTGAAGATCCAGCAGTCGCTATGGCAAATGCTCATAAAGAAGGAATTGGAGAAGGTAAAGATAAATTGAAAAAAGCTCTTGAAGAGGGTGCTCAACTAAATTATGATCACATAGTTGAGGCGTCTGAAGTAGGTGCAAAAGCTTTTGCGTCGGCAATTGCTGGGGGTGATCCTGATGCTGTTACTCCAGGAAAAATTGAAGACTTAACAGAAATTAAAGCTTTAGGCACAAAACAAGATTTATTACCTTCTGACGAGATTACGAAAGGAATAGTAAAGAATAATGAAATATTAGAGCCACTAACTGGTAAAGATATGCTAACAAGCGCAGGAGGTTCTGCAAAAGCAGGCTCCCTTATTTACGATAACGGAGCAGCCAATAATACTAGGCCCAACGGAGGTTTTGTACAAAGTATGAAAAGTTTATTCACTACTTTCAATACGGATCTTGGAGCAATATTTAGTAAAAATACGGAAGGTGGGCTTTTAGGTAAACTAGGTACTTTATTTATGAACTTCGGCAGTGGTCTAGGCGATATTTTTGGAAGTATTTTAGGAAGTTTTGGAGGTGCTGGAGGTGGTGGGAGCGGTATTCTAGGCTTTCTTAGTGCTGGAGCAAGTTTCCTTACTGGGGGAATTCCTTTTCTTGCAAACGGAGGCATTGTAAAAGGAGGCTTTCGTAAGTATGCAAATGGAGGAATAGCCAGTAGTCCTCATATAGGAGTAATTGGCGAAGGAAAATATAATGAAGCTGTAGTTCCTTTACCTGATGGACGCTCTATTCCTGTTACTCCAGGTTCTGGAATGGGTACAAATAATGTCACAGTAAATGTAAGTATAGACAATCAAGGAAAAGCAGAGTCTAATACTCAATCAGACTCTTCCATGGGGGCGGATTTAGGTAAGTTAGTAGCAAGAGCAGTACAAGAAGAATTACAATATCAAAAGAGATCAGGTGGTATTCTTAATCCATACGGAGCAGCATAATGGCAATAGGTTTTCAAATTTCAGGGACAGGTATTACTACAGCTACTATAATTCCTGATAAAACTTTAACGCGAAAGTCAAGTCCTCAGGTAAGAAAGGCAAAATTCGGGGATGGGTACGAGCAACGAGCAAAAAAAGGTTTGAACTCAATAGAAGAAGAGTATAGTGTCGACTTTGTACATCGTGACAAAGCAGTAGTAGATGATATTGTTAAATTTTTTGATAATAAAGCAGGTGTAACAAGTTTTAACTTTACAATACCTGATACAAATGATACAACAGCTACAGGAGAAAAAACTATAAAAGTAGTATGTTCTGATTGGTCTACTACTTATTCAAATAGTGGAAGCTATTCGTTAAATGCAAAATTTGAAAGAATCTATGCCCCATGAGTACTAATTTAATAACAACCGATGTACAGGCACTAGAAATTCCTGAAGGAATTCTTGATTTATTTGAGTTAGAGTATAATGATTCTACTACTCTTTATTTCCATCCTGGAGTAGACAGTACGGTTCGTGTAACGAGTGTAGATGGTGCCGTAGTTAAACTTAATCGTCGACAAACTTTTACAGATAATACTCAATTAACTTTTACTGGCCTTGATAATGAGGACGGGGCTTCTTATACAATAACAGCCAATGTAAATGGAGATGTAAATACAGCAGCGTATAGTGTAACTGTAGATAGTGTTAGTTCTACTAGTCCTTCTGGCGGAAGAACTGGTGGAATTGTAGCCGGAATGGTCGTCACTGGAACTGATATAGATGACGATGGGTTTGGCCCAATCGTTTTTGATGGCAATACATATTATGGATTTCCAATAGCAATGGACGGATTAGAAGTAACAAATGATGGTGCAATGGGGCGCCCTAATCTAACAATTGCGAATGTTGAATCCTTACTTTTAACTGGATCAACTTTTCAAAATGCATTTAGCTCCACAGCCGCAGAAGGAGGAGCAAAACCGGGAATATCTAATTTTAAATTAAATAATTTAATCGGAAAAAGACTTACTCGTAGAAGAACTCTTGAAAAGTATTTAAACATTGACCCAGCAACTTCCGCAACAAAAGCCGCAATAGAGTTTCCAAAAGCAGTTTATATTATAGATAGAATCGCAAACAAGACAAATATAATGGTTAATATTGAACTTTCAGTACCATTTGATTTAGCCGGAATACGAGTACCAAGAAGAGAGGTAGTAGGAAAATACTGTAGTTGGATATATAAAGGACTAAAAGAATCCGTATCAGGATTAGATTTAGAAGGAACAGTATCAGTAGCAAATGGTGCAGAAACAACAGTTACTGGAGTCGGAACAGCTTTTG